GTTTCGGCCAGGAAGTTCGAAGTCGAACCGAAACGCGGAACTCGGGCATGGGGCATCGATCATCGTTTGGGGCGCTCGCCGGATTACGCAGACGCTTTCGTTTATGGTTTGTTTGCACAGTACGTCGAACAGTCGGCGGCGGTATTATGGGCGGTATAAATGACACGTAATCCCATCTTATACAATGACAACAACGTCAAGGCCATTGTTTCCGTTCCTGGTTGGGTCGAAAACTTAACCGGCGGATCAAGCGCAAAAACGACAGAAGGCGCATATGCGGCGGTGCCTCTTTTGTACCGGGCTGTTATGCTTCGAGCGCAATCCATCGCGGCGGTGCCGTTCTTTGTATTCGATGGCGAAGATGCGGTTGACTGGCCTTTTGAAGAAGATTATTCCGAACTGGTTTTTATGATCGAACTGGCGTTAATGCTCAAAGGCGCGGCCTATATCTTGAAAATCCGCGATGGCATGGATATTGTGCGCCTTAAATGGATGAATCCTATTACTATGAATTGGGCGTGGATCGAAGAAAGCAAACGAAAGAATCCGGAAACAGGCATGGTTGAAGATGTTCCGGCGCATAATGAGTATACACAAGAGATCGGCGATAAGACATATGGACCGTGGACCGATGATGATATTATATCGTTCCGCGAACCGTCGATCACTTCCGATGTCGGACCGGGCCTGGCACCGGCCGAAGTTGCGCTTACGGCGTCGAAGTTGCGCCTTAATATCGATGAATTCGCGGCGGCCTTCTTCGAACACGGCGGCCAGCCGGTTACGCTATTAACAACCGAATCGAAGATGTCGGACACCGAACGGGATCGCGCCGAAATGTTTTTTAAGCGCACCGTCACCGGCGTTCGAAACGCCTTTAGAACGTTATTCCTTCGCGCTAAAATCGATGCCAAAGTATTGACGCCCGAACTGAAATCAATGGCGATGGATGAATTAACGAAGCGGTCCGTTCTGGATATCGGCGCGGCGTTACAGGTTCCGCGCTCATTACTCGAATCCGACGCCGCGAACTTCGCCACAAGTCAAACAGACCTGCAAATGTTTTGGGATATGACCGTTCGGCCGCGTTTGCCGATGTATCAACGGCGCATCAATAAAAGTTTGTTCGGCAACATCCGCGAAGATTACCGCCTTGAATACGCACCGGAAAACCTGGCGATATATCAGGAAGATGAGGTAAAGCGATCCGGCGCATTGGTCAATCTTACGAACGCGGGCGTCGGCCTGGATCAAGCTATGTTGATGCTCGGTTATGATCCGAGCGAAAACGCGGCCGAACGCGATCCGGATGATGGCGATCAAACAGTGACCGAAGAAGAACGAAGCGCGCCGGATCCGATGGCCGAAGAACTGGAACAATGGAAACGGTTCGAATTGAATCGTTTCGGCAAGGCCGGAATTCGGTTGTTTCAAACCACACACACACCGCATCACGTTTTCAAATTGATACGCGCCAGGTTGAAACGCGCAAAAACGAAAAAAGAAATCACATCGGCCTTCGATGTGAAGATTCAACCAAACGATATCGACGCCATAACAAACAAGATATTGCCGGAAGCGGTGGCCGCGCATCTTGCGCCGGTTGTCGAAGAATCCGCCGTGATCTTCGGCAACGAATCCATCGGCGCGGCCCTGGAAGAAGTCGGCAAGGATGGAAGGCCGTTCGATCCGCAATCGGTACAAATGCGAAAGTATATCAATGACAACTTCGGCGAACGGATTACGGCCATCACCGCCACAACGCGCCGCGAACTTCGCGCGCTTATCCTGACCGGGATCGATGAGGGCGAGGACTTTAACCAGATGTCGCGGCGTATTCGCTCGAAGTTCAAAGATATTACGCGATCCAGGGCGCGCACCATCGCAACAACCGAAGTCGGAAGCGCGGCGAACTTCGCCATCGATGAAGGATTACGTCAATCCGGCGTTGTAGCAAAAAGGCGCTGGATCGCAACGTTCGTGAATACGCGCGACACACACGCTGAACTACACGGTCAAGAAGTGGATATCGGTCAACCGTTTGAAGTGGATGGCAAACAGGCGATGCGGCCGGGTGGGTTCGGCGTTCCGGAAGAAGATATTAATTGCCGTTGCACCGTTGTTGCGGCGGCCTTCAATCAGTAGGTAAAATATGAACTTCGCAAATGAACGCGATGCGAAAGATTTTGATATCTGGATAAAACGCGATGATGAACGGAAACGCCAGGAAAGGAAAATGGAAAAGGCCGCGCAAGAAATGTTTGACGAAACCGAAGATATCGTAATTGAAGAATTGCGGCGGTTCTTTCCGCAATAAATAGGACGGTGCGAAATGGATAAAAAACTGATTGCAAAGGTAATATCCGAATCAGACACACACGCGGTTGTCGGTGGATACGGCGTCGTATTCGGCGGAAAAGATTTGTACGGCGAAACATTCACGAAGCAAACCGAATTCATGGTTGAAAATGTCGAGCATTCAACGCCGGTGTTTTATGATCACACCTTCGGCGCCGTCAAGCACGATATCGGCCGCGTAACGAAGGCCGCCGTCGATGACTTCGGCATATGGATGGAATCGCAAATTGACAAATCGAAAGAATACGCGGCGGAAATTCTCGAACTGGTTCGACAAGGTAAACTCGGATATTCAACCGGAACCGCCGGGCATCTTGTCGAGCGCCTGGAAAACATCATAAAGCGCTGGCCGATCTTCGAATTATCGCTTACGGCGACACCGGCCGAACCGCGAACGCTCGGTGTTGAAGAATTAAAATCAATGGGCGTTGTAAAGGATGCGAACGCATCACAGACAACAACCACGATTGAAGGCGCGGGTCACGTATCATCAATAAACCATGAACGAAAGGGTAAAAAAATGAAAGTTTTTGATATCGTCAAGACGTTGATAATGACGCTTGCATCGAATCTTGACGCCGAAACCGTCGATTCGATGGCAAACGGGATCGTGTCATCCCTGGCCGATGAACAACCGGAAACCATCAAGGCGGCCGTTAATGCGGCCATCGAAGCAATCGAAATCAACGAGTTAAGCGATACACCCGCACATATCAAGGCCGCGATCCGCGAAGTGCTTGAAGAGTTTAATACACCGTCGCAACCGTCGCCAGGTGTCACAATCAACGCCGCGCCATCGATCAAGAAGATCACCGGCGTCGGTGGCGATCACGACGGCGGCGAAGGGTTCAAGCACTGGCTGTCTACCGGCCAGGAAAACGATTACACGAAGAACAACCGGCCGAACTGGTCAAGCACGAAGGCCGCGCTTCAAGAAGGAACGACAACCGAAGGCGGTGTGTTGGTTCCTGTCGGTATGCTAAGCGAGATCATCGCGAAGCGCGATGAGGCATCCGTTCCGCATCGGGCCGGTGCGCGGGTAATCCAAACGAATCTCGACAGCGTACAGGTACCGGCCGAAAATGGAACCGGTGCATTCGCGATCACCGCTGAGGAAGGCGCATACAATCAGAGCGAACCGACGTTCACCGATCTGGTTGTGACGGTGTACAAATTCACAAACCTGACAAAAGTCTCCGAGGAACTGCTCGCCGATGATCAAGCGAACTTGGAATCGTTCCTTGCGGATATGTGGGGTCGATCCCTGGCCGCGATGTATAATCAGTACACCATCATCGGCACCGGTTCAAGTCAGCCGAAAGGCGTTCACGTCGGCGGAACGAACGCGGTAGCCTTCGCCGGTGCCGCCGCAATCACGGCCGCCGAAGTAACCGAACTGTATCACGGTCTCCCGGAACCATACGGCGATAACGAATCGTGGCTGTGTCGCCGCGCAACGCTCGGATATCTTCGCGGATTGCAGGGAACCGACTTCAACTTCGGCCAGGGAATCGCGGGCGGCGGCGATCCGAATCGTTTCTATGGAAACGCTCCGGTCTATCAGTCGGATCAGGTGGCGGCGATGGCTACAACGAATATCACGCTATCAATTAACAACTGGGCGTTTTATGCACTTGTAGAGCGCGCCGGATTAACCGTATCCCGTAATCCCTGGCTATATCAGGCAAACGGGCAGGTCGGTTTCTTCGTCAGCGCCAGGTGGGGTGGCGATGTCGCTCAAGCCGAAGCGTTCCAGTATGCTGACCAGGCATAAATGAACCATTGAACGTGATCCGGCGGCGCGGTTTCGGCCGCGCCGCTGGATATAAGGAACACTTGATATTATGGCATTACAGGCGAACGCACTAACGACCGTTGCACAAGCCGAATTAATGATGTCCGATCTTACGGCGGCGGCGCAAGATGACGAACTTGAAATGTTCATTGACGCCGCTTCGGATGCGATTGATGAATATGTCGGGCATAGTCTCTATTACCTGGCGGCCGAAGTCGAAAAGGTTGCGGGCGCCGGCGATGCTTTCTTATTCGTGGATCGGACGCCGATTGTCTCAATATCCGAAATAAAATGGTTGGGGGATGATAGTATTATATCATCCGGCGATTATGAGATATGGGACGCCGGCGCCGGTTCAATATACAAATCATCCGGTTGGAACGATGCCAAAATATCACAAGTCGATTTTCAGCGGTATCAAGTGACGTTCGCGGGCGGATTCGTAACGCCGCCGCAAGGCGGAACGCAAACGTTACCGCGAAGTGTTGAAATGGTTTGTTTGGATATGGTCGTTCGTATGTTCCGGCGCATCGGTGCCGATCAAGGTGTTAAATCCGAGTCGATACTTGGAACGTCGATTACATATGCGGATGCGGGCGGCGGTATTCTTTCCATCGTTTCCGCGCCGGTGCTGGATCAATACCGCCGGATCGATTCATTAACAAAGGCGATGTAAAATGCAAACCGTAAATGTGAACGGAAAGAATATCGAAGTATCGGATAAAGAAGCGAAATATCTTTTACGCACCGGCCGCGCGAAAGCACCGGCGGCGGCGAAGAAAAAGGCATCTAAAAAGAAATGAGCATTGGCCATCTTCTTACCGATACGATATCCATCGCCGCGCCTTCTGGCGTCAATGACGATGGTGAACTAACGTATGCGACGGCGACAACGGCGCAAGCGAAGGTGCAAGAGAAACGCGACGTTGCGTCAATGGGTGCCGGCCTGGATATCGAAACGAATCACGTGATCATCACGAAGGCGGCGATTACAAAGAAACATCGAATATGGTTGCCGGGTGATTCGACATCCGACGCTACACTTGCCAGGACGCCGCAAGTATTAGAGAAGGCAAACGGCATCGGTTCCGGTGAAACAGTTTACAAGGTTCAACTTTAATGCCATGGCGCATTGTATCCGGCGGTATGGATCGCAATACACAGATCCGGCATACCGAAACCGGAGAACTGTTTCCGCTTGAAGATGTCGAATCGATTACGTGGAACATCCACGCCGACGGCATCGCAACCTTGACTGTCACACTTCGCGCCGTTGAGATACACGCCGAAGTTGAAGAAGTAACGGTTGAACGTGACGAAATGGTGATTCCATAATGGCCGACTTGATGGCGATACAGGGTAGTGATAAAGTGCTTGCCGAACTGAAACGGTTGAAGAAGGAATGTCCGCTTGCGACAAAAGACGCATTACGCGAAGATCTCTTTGAACTTGAAGCGGCATCCGTTCCACTGGTTCCGGTTGCAACCGGCCGCCTTCGCAATGCTCGAACGGTTGTCGTTCGCGGCATCATCGATCCGGAAGCACTTCTTTCTTACAATACGGCGTATGCGGTGTACGTTCACGAACGCCTTGATCTTCGGCATCCAGTCGGCGAAGCGAAATTTCTCGAGAAACCATTTAAACGGCGCGCGAAGAACTTTCCGCTTCGCATGGTACGCCGGATTCAGCGAAGAACTAAAATCAAATAGGGGTTTACAATGGCATTTTTAACCGGCCAACAAGCACTTGTCCTTTTATCCGAATTCAATATATCGGCCTATTTTGATCAAATGGATCCGGAACGCGAAGGCGAAGCGCTCGAGACAACCGTGTTCGGTGATACGGCCAGAACGTACATCGCCAGCGATATAACCGACGGAATGATATCGGTTCAAGGGTTCGCCGATGGCGTTGCATCCGCCGTCAATTCGATACTCGAACCGAAGGTTAACGTCGGCGGCAATGTATGCACCGTTGCAATGTCGCGCGCCGAGAATGATGATTGTTATCTTGCGAAGATCATCGAACAGCAATTTATACAGAAGGCGTCGGTTGCCGGTGTTACTCGATTAACCGGCGTATTGAAACCTGAAGGGCCGCTTGATTTCGGATGGTTAGCACATGAACCGAGCGCGGAAACGGGATCGGGCAATGGTGCATCGAAAGACGGTGCCGCGGCTACCACAGATGGCGCCCGGGCAAACCTACACGTTGCTGCATATGCCGGTTCTGGATCGGTAACAATCGAAATCGAAGATTCGGCCGACGATGCGTCATGGACAAGCATTGCAACGTTTACTACGTATTCCGGCGTTACGTCGGAACAAATCAGCATTGCCGGAACGATCCGCCGCTATGTTCGGGCAAAATGGACACTCCCTGGCGGCGTAACATCAACAACGTTCACCGTCGCCGTTGCGCGGTTGTAACGAAAGGATTCGAACATGGCTTTCTCTACTGGTCGTTTATTAGATGTAACGCTCGACAATAGCGGCGGAACGCCCGTCGATCTTTCCGGATATGCCGAAGGCGTATCAATGGAAGAAGAAGGTGAAGCGCTGGAAACAACCAAATCCGGCGACACCGCCCGCACTTATATCGTCGGCCTGGAAAACAACACGTTTTCGGTTGAATGGATTGTGGATCCGACGCTATCGGCGCACATCAATGGAATTATTAATTATCTCGGTACGGCGGTTATCGGGCCTTCGGGCGATGCCAGCGGCCAGGATAAATACACTTGCGAAGCGATATGTTTAAATTATCGCCAGAAGGGAACCGTCGGCGGCGTCGTAAAGGCTACCTCCGACTTTCAGGTTTCCGGCGTTGTAACGCGTTCGACATATTAAGGTTCGCAATCACGTTAGCAATCACGAACCAGAAGGGCGGTATTTATGCTTCTTTCGCGCGATGATATCTTGAACGTGGACGATACCAGGTATGAAGAAATCGATATGCCGGAATGGAATGGTTCGGTTCGGATACGCGGCCTTTCGGCGGCGGATCGCTCACGGATAGAATCCGAGTATACAGAATCGACAACGGGGCCGGATGGCGTACCGAAAAACAAGGTGGATCCACGATTTCGTGCGGCCTTGTGTTCGATGTGCATCGTTGACGATGAAGGAAAGCGGATGTTCAGCGAAGCGGATATTGAGGCACTTGGTAATAAGAACGGCGCCAACCTGGAACGCATCTTTGATCGGGCTCGCAAATTATCCGGCATCGTTTCCGCGAATGAATCCGACGGCGTAACGGCGCAAGCAAAAAACTCCGAGAGCATCCAGAACGAAGATTCCAAATCCGACTTGCGCGCGATTTCGGCATAATTGATCCGGATCGGATGCTTGCATATATTCCGGCGGTGCTTTACGATGAACTAATTGCGGCGTATATGCTTGATCATGAGGAAAACGAACAAGCGGCCGATGCCGCCAGGTTGAAACAAGGAATGCGTTAATATGGTTATCGGCGAACTGGCCGTTGTTCTGGCCGCAAAGACACAACAATTCGTAACCGACTTCCGCAAATCAGAAAAAGCCGTAGTTGCATTCGGCGAATCAACCGTTGACACCGGCAAATCATTATCCGCCGGTTTAACGTTACCCATTGCCGCCGCCGGTGCCGCCATCGTTGGAATCATTGCAAAGACAACGCAACTTGCCGATCAATTCCTTCTTCTATCACAGAAATCAGGCATATCAACAACGGCGATTCAAGAATTACAATTCGCCGGTGATATCGCAGGGGTATCCATCGAGACATTAACGAACAGTTCGGCCGTGTTGACACGTAATATAGTGGACGCGTCGAACGGCGTCGGCGAGGCGAAGGATTCAATCGCCGCGCTCGGTTTGCAAATAACGGATTCGAACGGCGCTTTGAAATCTCAAGAAACATTATTCTTCGATACTGTTCGGGCGCTCGGTGCCGTCGAAAACGCAACGGAACGTTCGGCGCTGGCGCAAGAGGTATTCGGGCGCGGCGGCAAGGAAATAATACCGCTTCTGGAATTAGGCGCGGGCGGCCTGGATAAGATGCGCGCCAGGGCGCATGAATTAGGTCTTGTAATGGGCGGCGAAACGATCAAGTCATTTGATACGCTCGACGATAAACTAACGGAATTATCCGGCGCTTTCACCGGTGCCATGACCAGTATAGCAACCGGATTCTTGCCGCTTATTGAGGATTCATTATTTCCGGCCATAGAACAAAAGATTATCCCGGCGATACAAACGATGGCCGATATGGTGCGTCGCGGCGTTGATGCGTTCGTTGC